ATTTGCCAGTTTTCAAATGAGACACCCTCCGAGTTGGCACCGTTCCAGAAATACTGCACATAATTCGGATTAGAGGGATCTTTGCCCTCTACTCTCTCGATCTCCCGAACTGGCATTGGTATAACGTTAGTGATCCCCACCTCGTCGTCAATATCCAAATATAAATAATAATCACCAAATTTGCACATAGACCGAGCCCAACCAAATAAGTTCGATTCAACGTTTATAACCTTATAAAGGAGGGTCTTTACAATTTGTTTAATCTCTTGGTTTTGGCAGTCTACTGCTATAATTGGATTCAAGTCGGAGGATGTAGTAATTTCATCAGCGTACACATCTAGCCCAGAAGCAATCTCTGGGGTATATTCCATTTCTTCAAAATCTGTATATCTGGTCATCCGATCCATAGTTGCAAGAGCTTGCATCTGCATCGGCTGGAATGGGTTATAGTACTCTTTCTTTTTAAACTCTCGTCCTGTGTTTGTTCTAAATGTATATTTGTCTACAGAGCTTGCCTTTTGTGACTGGGGCTGTCTCTGGCGTCTCGTGACAATCGGACCACTAAAAAGCCTGGTTAGCCGCTTGAAGAGAGCAGATTGAGTATTTCTTGTGTTATTTCCTTCGTTCGCCATTTTTTAACCTTTATAAATCCACGAAATATCGTGTATTCTTCCATCTGTTCCCACCATCGTGGGTTTTTGTTTTTGTTTCGGGGGAACATATCCTTGCATTCCGGAAATCTTTGTGCTCATTGTTCTTCCCCCTTTTGTAATCCCGTCAAGCATTGCTTTTTTATATTGCATATCCCTTTGATTGACTGTCAAAGCTGTATCTCTAACCCAACAAGCAATTGCCAAAGCTATAACAAGATCATCATTGTAGCCCCTCATCCCTTGTGGTCTACCGTTGTGCCAGATGAATGTCTTAACTTCGTTAATCGTCCTCATAGAATTAATAGTAAGTAGTTTGTTTCTGGCGAACTCCTCTAGTTTTGAAATAACTAAAGGTCTAGTTTTGCTAGACATAGTAAAGCCGGCAACCCCCCCAAGGGCTTCAGCGGTTGCTTGATCTATGTATTCGTGAGTAGATTTCATACTATAGTACAAATTAGTATACCCGATTTCTTCGATCCTGTTAAGGATTCCATAATCATGATTATTTTCTATAACGAGGAGTGCATTATTATACTCAGTTGCCATATTGGTCAATATTGGTGCAAACATATCTGAGACTATTTTTCCTTGGTATTCTGCTACTTGTTCCATTGTGTCTAATCTAATAATTTGTGCAACGCTGAAATCAGAGCCGTCACCCCTGGCTATGTCTGCGGACAGGAGATACTCTGTTCCAGGGACAGGCTCTTCCCATATCCAATAGTTTCTGTCAAAGCCTCCCCGGTGTCTCGGCTCGATGGCTGATTCTAGCATCCTTTTTATATCGTCCCCGGAAACCACCGTATCCCCAGAAGCATTAAAACTGCACTGCAATTCTTGGGCTATTTCCCTCTTGGACATATTCCGAGTTTCTTTCTTGAACCACCCGATATCACGATCAGGGTGAACGTCCCAAGGGAACTTTAAAAACTCAAAATCATTTTTATCTTCTTCTGCTTCCATATATGTTTTGTGGAACCAGTTCCCAACGCCGTTGGGGGTCGAAAGGGCGATACAGCGACCACCAGTTGATAGCGTAGGATAAAGACCTGCCCATAGTTCATCCATACCTTCAACAAAGGCTGCCTCGTCAACCACGAGAAGAGACAAAGCTTCCGAGCGACCGGCGTCTCCTGATGTTGAAGATGCCTTTACTTGTGATCCGTTACTTAATTCAAACGATGTCCTGTTGTTGATCGAGATTTCAGCTATCTTTAGCCAGCTTGGTAAATGTTTGTGAATAGACTTTACTTTTTTAACCAAGTTTGTAGCGGTCTGCAATTTTGTAGCTACGATGAGAACATTCTTTTCTCTGTGAAACAACATTAGCCAACAGATATACCCAGCAACAGTTGTTGATATACCAAGTTGTCGAGCTTTCAAAATTACAGAAAACCGATTTTCGCTAAACATCTCCAAGGCGTCTTCTTGGAATGGGTACAAATTAAAAGGAATCAAGCCCTTCATCGGCTCGGAGATTTTTGCGTACTTATTGATGAAGTAAGCCGGATCTTTCCCAGACTTCAGAATTTCGGTCATTACCTCACTTTTTGTGAGGGACATTTTACTCTCCCGGTGTTTCGGGGTTTGCCTTCGCTTTATCGTTTGGCGGTCTCTTGTCTGAGGATAAATCTAGGAACTTCTTAATCCCATCTTCAAGTTTTTCATCAGATGATTTCCCCACTTCTTCTACACCATCAACCTTGTTACCAATGTTATAGACCTTTGTAGCCTGAACCCAAGACCTGACTCTAGAAGTGCTCTGGAAGCTTATATCTGCTTCTTTAAGTGCTGTAAGCGTGACATTTTCTTTGCGAATACGTTTGTATTCTTTCTTGAGGTGTTTTATGATGTCCCCGTAAACAGCCTCTACTTTATTTTTATACTGGTTGACTGGGTGGACGTCTTTCAGGAGCGCCTCGCAGTGATAGTTCACAATCATTTGTTTCCCTGCAAACTTGACACGAAATCCATCAGCCATATTCTTTTTAAACATGTTTTTGTCTTCTCGCCGGAGTCCAATTTCAATAGGGTTCCCATCTTCATCGAGGGCACCATCATAGGAATTGGCGGCAGCTTGAGCCAGCCCCTGAATTACATCTAAAATCTTAGCCATTTTTCTTTCTCCTGTCTAGTGATGCTTTTATTCTTTTATTATTTGGCATATATCCTTCGTTCCACCTATCTTCTCTTCCTTGGACGAAATCAATATAACAATTGTAACAACACTTAAATCTATTCATATATAGGTCATCTTTGCCAGAAAACGAATATGTTTTACAAACCGGGCAGGATCTTTCTGATTTCTTCTCCAGAGCTTTTTGAGAAATTTGAATTCCGTTTACGGTAGTTCTCTGTGTTTCGGCATTATTTGCTCTTTTGTTATATGCCTTAAGTTGATTGAGATATTCCTTTTCCTTCGCCTGGTCCCATTCAGATTTAAAATTCTTAATTGAATCTTTGCCGTATTCTTCCGAAAGGGTTTTTTCTATCGCCGCTATCTCGTTCAAGTCTCTTTCTTTACTCATCACTGCCCCTGATAAACCGCTTTCACCACGGCAATGACCGTCGCTGCGCCGGCAAGGATACCTGTCACAAACCCAAGAGACCCTTTGTTTCTCTCAAACCAAGAATCTCTTCTACGGGCGACATCCTCAAGGTTCTTTATAGATATTTTATATGTGTCCTGTAGTTCTTTGCAGACTCTTTTATCTACGGTACAGTTTGCTTTTTCTGCTGTATGGTCTATAATCTGCTTGAGTGTTTTGCGATAAGACTCCTCACTGATGAGGATTCCTATATAAGTGTTTTCACCCTCCTCGACTGTGGCAGGGCGATCTTCAAAAGAAGTTACCTCACCCGCATAGGATGAAAAAGAAAATGTGAATATTATTATAACAAACCACTTCACGAGGATAATTCTTTCTTTATTTGAATCAATCTCTCAAGCCTGGCTTTCCTGTCTTCAATTTTCCTTGACTCTTCTAGGTTTTTTGTATAGACAGTTTTTATTGCGTTTATTTTTTCTTTTTCCAGGCGTGTCTCTAGCTCAGACTGCTTGACGGCAATTTCTAAATCTGTTACTATTTTGTCTATCTGCGGAGATATAGGAGCGGTTGGCTTCAATAGTCGGTATAGATAATAGCCGACTAAAAGGGTCATTATGAAAGCGAGGGCGGCTTTCCACCACCACTCTTTGAGTTTCAATTTTAGCCAATTCATTTAAGCTCCGTGTTTCCACCTAGCCGCAATATCCGCTGCTCCTTGGAGCCCGATGTAAGCCAAGGAAATGGCTACCCACTGGTCGCCACTTACCCTATCTCCTACCAATAGAAGTGTTCCAGAAACCCAAACCATGAGTTTCCTGCTGGCCCACTTGCCCAGCCAAGTATCTATTTTCTGGCTCACTGTCATGCTTTAGCCTTTGGATCATTCCAGTCAACTTCTCCACCCTTCAGGGCTTTCACGGCTGCGGGAACATCAGGCTCATCAATGACTGGCATATCGGGTCTTGTTGGTGCCCAAGAAGGAGTACTCATCGTAAGTCCGGATAAATTCTTCACCATCTTGGCGACGGCGGCGTCAACGGCTGCGGGTCCTTTTTGTCCCGTGAACGCTTCTAGTCCCGCTTGTACACCTGCTGCGTCCATCGCTTGCCAGCCCTTGAAGACTTTGCCGGCGGTTTCGGCGCTGATGCCGCCTTGTACAAACTTGCCAAGCTGTGCTTTGATCGGGGCTTCTTTAAACTGATCGAAGCCGCCCGAAGCAGGCTTTCCGTCCATAACACCAAATTTACCTTTGGTCATAGCGTTCAAAATTGCAACTAGTTGTTCCCCAGGGAAGCTCACCAAAAATCCACCAACCTGCTTGGAAGGATCAACCATCGCAGTAGAAATCCACCGATGGTGTCCATCCATAATATATCCATCTTGGCTAATGAAA